ACCAATAAAGAGACACCACGTAGGAGCATCGTCTGTGTTCCTATCCGTTAACGCTGGCCTGATGACCTCGTTCCAGATTTTGGGATTCTGGTCTCCAATCTCGTCCAGCACCACTCCGTCAAAGTACTGGCCCCTGAGCGAATCGGCATTGTCAGAACCGTAAAGACTAATTCTACGCCCCCAAAAGTCCACGCGAAGCTCAGAAATATTAGCCGTAGCACCCAGTGGACGAGTAAATTCAAGCAGGTAATCCCAAGCCACACGCTTAGACTGAGCATAAGTAGGAGCAATATAGGCAAATCTCGGATTAGGTTTCTTGCACTCAATGGCAGCCTTTATTAGATGGTTAATAGCGGCAACACTTTTTCCCATTCTTCGATGGGCAACAACCACAGTAAACCTATGGTTATCCACAGCCTCATGAACTTGTAATTGCTGAGATCGCGGAGAATACGGGATTACAATTTCGCCCAATTTTTACCTTCCCATATGCGGTAAATAGCAGACTTACTCACCCCATATTTCTGAGCCAATACAGTGCCAGTACCTTTCTTGCCGCCCTTGTGTGCGCGAATATCCAATACCGCTTCGCTATTTAACTTACGCCATTTTGCGTTTTCACAAGAATTGTCTGGTTGAAAGTGCCTACCCATACGAACCATATCCGCAGAGTTTTCCTTATGCGTACCAGGCTCAAGATGCCAAGGGTTTACGCAATTAGGGTTGCCGCACTTATGCAGCATTATCTTCTTTTCTGGAATATCGCCACGGTATAAACGATAGGCAGCTCGATGAGCTTTCTCATTGCCCTGACCTCTGCGGCCCCTACCTATCAAGCCATATCCATGCTCGTTAGTAGCGCCCATCCAGACCCAGCAGCCCATAAATGGAATGCGCTCGACTTTTGCCTCAAACCTGTCGGCTAATGGCTGCCTTACTTCTGCCATGTGACCACATGCTCTTGCGGCCCACCATCAAGGCCAGTAACCTCAGTTCTAGCCAGCTTAGGTATATGGTATTCGCTCATCTTGAGCATAATATCAAGTGCCTTATGAGGATCTGCCTTGATTCCTAAAACCTCATCTCCCTCAGCAACCCTTTGAAGCCATCGCTCCATATAAGGAACATTGCGCTCTAGTAGTTGAGCAATAGCATTCCTTACGGCAACAGTTGACTTGTTAGGCATACCCTTAGGTCTACCTGGCCCTGCTAAACCATCTCCGATTTTAAGAGTTTCTTTATCGTCTGTTGTTTCCATAATTGCATTATCCTTTGGATGTCATGCGTAAAAGACTTCGTACATATCCGGCCTGTTAGCCTTTATCCACTCTCGTGGTTCCTCATGGCATTTCTTGAAGTCTGTGCCTACTGTCTGGCTTCCTGCGTGATGCACATAAGCCCGGCTGACGAAATGCCTAAATCCCGCTTCTTGCAGGTCATGACATATTATATTATCGGAATACCAATTCGTGCTAGGAAACTTAGCCGTATCCCATGCCTTCTTGCTAATACTAGCAAAGATAGGTGCGATTACTCCCGTCTCCTTAATCTGTGCCTCACTAGCCCACCTAAGTCCTGCTTGCCTGTCATCCTCTACCGGAAACCTAATGTTCTGGTCTGGCAACACATAGTCCGATCTTGCACCCAAGAATCCGACATTTATGCCCGTTGATTCCAGAATCTCCGCATCTGCCGCCAGCAACCTCATAGTATCTGGGTTTAGCACCACATCGTCATTGCTTAGGATTACTGAGTCGTACTTGCCATGCTCAAATGCGTAGTTTGTAGCTACATTGTAAGCATCGCCGAAGTTCGTAGCCTGATTCGGCCTCCAGACCAAATTCGGCAGGATTGACTTAGCCCTGTGCCAAAGCTCCAGACTATTCCCAGATAGGTATACAGGCGTAGAAGGCGCACAAACCCTAATGCTTTCGAGCAAAATAGTGATGCAAGGATTGCTCACCGTACAGATGACTATTGCTTGCACAAGGTAACCTTCATGGAATCTACTGCTCTTGGAGTTCTTAGGATTTTCTCGTCTGATTCACCAGCTACTGACATCTCTGAGCCTAACTCTGACAGCTTGAACTGGAGTTCCTCTAGCGTAAAGCCTGAGTCCCAACCCAGATACCAGCACCACTCAGTATAGTAAAGCCAACTATTCTCGTTAAATGCACGCACATGAGTTGGATCTTGCCAAGCACCCAGACTTAGCTCATACGGCACAGAGATTACGAATTTGCCACCACTTGTCAGTAAGTCCCGACAGTTCCTCATTGCGCTAATTAAGTCCGGTATATGCTCTAAAACGTCATTTGCGACGATTTCTTCAAACATATCAGGCTTAATCTTGATCTGTCCGAACCGGGTCTCTATTACCTCACCCCATTGAACCTTTGAAATGTCACACACCCAGTCAGGATTTACCCTTGCCTGAATGTCTGAGTTTAGACAGTCTTCTCTCCAGTCTTTGCCGGAGCCTAGATTTAATATCACTTTTTCTTTTTCTTAGCCATTCCAGCTTCGCTCATGGCGATTGCGACCGCCTGTTTCTGAGACTTAACAACCGGGCCACCCTTACCGCTATGCAGTTCACCCTTGCCAAACTCACGCATAACTTTCGCTACCTTCTTGGCTGCTTTGGTCTTCTTCATTGAGCAATTCCCCTAGTTGTAATTGCAGTTCCTGTTCGGTAACGCCATAGGATCTTTCAAAGGCTTTACGGCCTAAGCCGTGATAACCTGAGTTTCCTCTGTGATGCTCTGGGCAAAGCGGTAGGACGTTGTAATGCGAATTCCTTACTCCCATCCCCAAACCCAGACCTCGGATATGGTGAATCTCAGCAGGAGTACCGGGATAACCTGCCCTATAGCAAATTATACATCCTATATCTGCAACTTTTGACAAGTATTGCGTTTCTCTTTTACGCACAATTTTTGCCCTCTAACCGCTTCTGGACTAGGCTAATCAAGTGTTTTATCTGCTTAGGATGGTAGTAATACAGGTTCCCAAACGCCTGTATACCCATCTCGTTGATCTCAGCATCAGTCAGCTTTTTTAGCTTCATTGGCAGTGGCTTGCTCCCGAATAATGGCTTTTGCTGAGTCATAGCGTGAAAAAGACTCTCCCTCATCGCATTCAGGACACACAGTCACCGTTCCGTCAGAACAACAAGGATCGCTTGCAGTAGGAACGTCATCCCTGTCTGTTACGTAACCGCAAAACTCACACTGCACTAAGTTGCTATCATCCACTATGTTTGTGTCGTTCATATTATCCTCTTATTGAGTTGATCTATCTATACCGCGATTAGATGCTTCCTGTGAGCGCCACACATCTATCCTAGCCTGTGCTGCTACCAACATCCACCTAAGCGTTTCTGCCTTCTCTACGGCCTCCTTAAGCCCGTCCAGTACCGCCAGATATTCTGGATGACTGTAGGCAAAGTTATCCTTGTCGGCAATAGTGTTCCCCATTGCTACAGAGAACAACATTGCTTTCTTGCTTTTACGGAATTCTTCAAGGTAGGTAACCTGAGCCTTAGCCTGTGCGTATTCAGCAGAGTGCCGGATCATGTAGTTAATTGCTTCGTGAGGATCTATTGAGTTCATATTATTTATTTACCCAAACCGTATGATAATTACTTGGCAAGTTTGCTACTCCAATCAAAACCCGAACTGGTTTTTTTGTTTCTGACCGCTTCAATTCCCACTCTTTTCTAGCAAAACTTGCAGCCTGAATAGCTGTAGCCAAATCAACAACTTTACCGTCTACCAAAATCTCAATATCAGACTCAGACATACCGCAATTTACATATCTAACGATTGACCAAATTTCGGATTCAAAAGATGACCAATCGTTTTTGCGGAATTTTTCTGTCTCGCCATTTGCATAGTTAATTTGATATTTCATTGTCAGATCCTAGTTGATTGATATTTTGCTGCGTCGATGTAGAGATAATAGCACAATGTTTTGACGATGCAACATATATATTTCTATCGGCTAACAATTATT